TGTACTCGGTGAAGTCCGCGACTGCTCTCATGCCTGTCATGGATACCGATATGCAGCGCATGACCACACTCATACCAGTGCTGCTCTCTGACCTTAACTTCGCGGTTATGTATCAGTCCTTCTCGATCCTCTACGGTATCGACGTGGACGAGGAGAATATCAAGATGTCTCCTAACGCTTTCTGGCGATTCAAGTCAGACCCTTCAAAGGGCACAGAGCCTAAGATCGGGATGATTAAGCCTGAGGTCGATACTGACAAGGTCATCGCCCTAATCCAAGCCGAGCTCTCCATGTGGCTGCAATCAAAGGGCATCCGTCCTGGGGCTGTGGGTCAACTCACTACCGAGAACTTCGCATCTGGTATTTCTAAGATGGTGGACGAGATGGACACCTCGGATGATAGGCAGAAGCAGATCCCGTTCTTCAAGGAAGCCGAAGAGCAGCTCTGGGATTTGGTACTCCAGAAGATGCACCCCGTGTGGATGCGTAACGCTGGATACGAGCAGAAACTTTCCTTCTCGTCGCGGGCAAAGGTCGAGGTGCTCTTCAGAGAACAACTCCCGAATCAGAACTTCGAGCAGGTCTTACGGGAAGTGAAGGACCAGATCGCACTCGGACTCATGACCAGAGAGATGGCTCTAAAAAAACTCTACCCTGATCATTCACAAGAACAGATTGATGAACTACTCTCCGAACTCCAGCCGGAAGAAATTACGGTTGAGACCAGTGGAGAGGAGAAACTAGATGAAAGCACCGAAGTCGAAGAAGCCAACGAAGAAGAAACCAGCGAAGAAGTAAGTGGCAGCTAAACACCAGTTTAGAGATATCAAGGTAAGCCCGGCGTACACCGAAGAGGAGCGTCGGGCTATTGCTCGTGACCTAGTATCGTACATCCGCGACCGTACTAAAGAGGGCAAAGGGCCAGGCGGTAAGGAGTGGGGCGGTGGGGCTGGGAAGTACTCCGACGAGTACAAGAAGAGCCTAGAGTTTAAGATCGCGGGCAAGGACTCGACCGTTGACCTCACCCTCTCGGGCGACATGCTCGACTCGATGGACGTTCTCTCAACCGAAGGGAACAAGATCCGCATCGGGTTCGAGAACGGCACTGAAGAGAACGCGAGAGCAGACGGGAACATCCGAGGAACATACGGCCAGGATCGACCCATCCCAGGTAAGGCGAGACCGTTTCTAGATCTCACTCCCGACGAGGTTAAAGCGGTGCTCGAGAAGTACCCGCTTGATGACCCAGAGACACGAGGTTTTAGAACTGCGGTTGTGAACGCTACAACTGATTTTTCTGGCGAGATGATCTCAAACCTATTCGGTGAAGATGATGAGTGAAGCGGATAAGATTGCCCGCCTAATTCTAAAAATCGAATCGTCTTTAAGGGGTGCCACAAAAGGGAAGCTGCTCGATGACGTTGGCCGACAGCTAGCCGATAGGATACGGCTCAGAACTAGGCTAGGTAAGGGCGTCTCTAAAAACGGAGCTATAGGCGGGTCACCTAAGCCACTCGAGAAATTAGCCACTACAACCATCGCATCACGAGAGAGAGACTCTCAGCTATCCGCACAGACCGCCCCAGGTAAGTCTAACCTCACTAGACGCGGCGACCTTCTCGACTCGTTGACGCATAAGGCCAGTAACGGTTTAATTCAGATTCTCTTAGAGGGGAAACATTACTCAGGTCTTACGAATGAGAACCTAGCCGAGATCCTTTCCGTCGATGACGCGAAGCGGGCAAAGGCTCAAGCAAGTGAGCTACCGTCAAAGACCCCTAAGGAGAGAAAGAGAAAGTCTAGGATTTTAAAGGCTCTAAGGAAAGTTCTAAAGGCGCTTAAACTAAAGGGAGCACCCAAGACCCCCGGTGGTGAGAAGAAGAGAAAAGCAAAGGGTGGTCAGCCGTCTGGACGAGGTCGCCCTGGTCGCCCATTCATGGGGATCACAGACCCAGAGTTAAAATTCTTTGCGCGTATCTATGGGGAAGCAATCCGAGAGATCATCGAGGAGTCATTGGGCGGTAAGTAGAGAGTTAATTTTAACCCCTAGCGATTTCCTTTTTTTAACAAAGTGTTGAAAGATTAACTCAAAGGGGTAACCTAATGAGTGAACAAGCCAAGCCCTCCAGTGGAGGCAACGACGGGTCAGCCAGTGGCGCCGCCGGAGATCAATCACAAGACCAGCAAAGCGTAGCCTACGAGACGCACAAGAAACTCCTCGCGGAGAAGAAGAAACGCGATGAGGAACTTGCAACTCTCAAGAGCCAGCTCGAGCAGGTGCAAGCGAAGGAACGCGAGCGCCAGGAGAGTGAACTCAAAGCTAAAGAAGAATGGAAGAAGCTAGTTGAGATCCGCGAGAAGGAACTCTCGGAACTCAAAAAGCAAGTTGAGCAAAAGGATTCGCTCATCGTTACATCCATTAAACGCGGCGCGGTTAAGAGTGCGATCAATGGCATGGTCCCCGATAAGTATCTGGGCCTGATCGACGTGTCGAAGGTTGTAATCAATCCCGAGACTGGCGAGCCGGACCCGGCATCTGTGCAGGAAGTCGCGAGGTCGTTTGAGCAAGAGCACAAACTCCTCATTCTTTCTAAGGATGGAAAGACAGGGCTTCCTCATGAAGCAGCGGCAGGAGCAAAGAAGCTCACTTATCAGGAATGGGTAGCGTTGCCGAACTCTAAAGAAATGAAGGCCCGTCAAAATGAAGTTGACTGGTCCACAGCACCATAAAAGGAATTTAAAAAATGGCTACTACGGATATTAATCAAATCAGCGAACAGGTGCAGAAGAAGTGGGCACCATTGTTCATGAAGGAACTGCGCGAATCCCTTCTCTTGGGCTCGCTCGTGAACAAGGACTATGAAGGCGCGATTGGTCAGGAAGGCGATACGGTTTACGTTTCGCAGATCAATGCTCCTCAAGGTCAACTGAAGACCGTCGGCACCGACGCGGACACGTTCGATAGCTCGCTGCTCTCGACGACTCGTGTTGCTGTGGTTGCTGACAAGCGTGCAGTCGCTGCGTTTGAAATCGCAGACACCGCAATGCTCATGAGCCAATTGAACAGCCAAGAGTCTGCTATCCGCGACTCTCTCGTGTTCGCTGTGGCGCAACAAGTGAACAACTACCTGTACTCCCTCGTTGCTCCTTCGGCTTCTTCTCCTGACCACCAAGTCACTTCCGTGACCGACCTGAATGCTTCGCAGCTCAGCGGCGTGCGCGTTCTCGCGGCACAAGCGAAGTGGATGCGTGAAAAGGGATGGTACGGGTTGATCGACCCAGTTTATATGGGCGATATCATGAACGCACAGACGCTCGTCTCAACAGACTTCGGCGCTTCTGATGCTCCGATCATCGGCGGTCAAGTTGCACTTCCTCGTTTTGGATTCAACCTGCTCGAAGACAACTCGATGAACGCCGACACTGCGCTGTTCTTTCACCCTGACTTCATGCACTTGGTAACGCAGATTCAGCCACGCTTCAAAGTGTCTGACCTGCACTCCAATAAGAAGTTCGGCATGCTCCTGAGCGTTGACATGGTGTTTGGTGCTAAGCTTGGTATCCAGGGATCGCTCAAGCACATCACCGTATCTAACGCTGCATTCGCTCACGTTTGATAGGTAATTAGATGGCAGACGAAATGTTCGATAGTTTGAATCCTAACACCTCCGCACTAGAGTTTCTTATGGGAGACTCTGCTGAGGATTTAAAGAATCAAATCACGAGCATTCGTCTGCCGACTAAAATCATCGCAATTTATGCTGTCGGGTCTAAGCATGTCGCTTGGATTCAGACGACGGCGAGAATCGTTAAGAAAGTAAAAGGAAAGTAAAATGCCAGTAGCAAAAAGTTACAAAGAGCATCGCTCTTGGGGTCCCGAAGTTGAGTATCTCGAATTCGTCTACGACTTCGCTAAAGACGGCGGAGCCATCGGCGCATACGACCTCGTGAAGCTGAAGGACCGCACGGTCATTCGCGCTGCTTACATGGACGTCGAGACCGCTTGCACGTCCGGTGGTTCGGCTACTGTGTCAATCGGACCTAGCACTTCTGTTGCCGCACTCGTTGCAGCTACGGCGGTTGCTTCGTTGACTGCTAACGCTTCGATCGACGGCGCTTCCATCGGTACGACCCTCGCGGTTGCTCCCGATGCGGTGATCGTCCTCGATATCGCAACGGCAGCTCTGACCGCTGGTAAGATCAAGGTACGTTTGGAACTTGCTAAGTTCTAAGCCTGTTTCCTCTCTCTTTCAGGCGTAGATCCCCCGTGGGTGGTGACTGTCCTCCCACTCACGGGGTTTTATTTTGAGGTTTGAATGGCTTTAGATCCGAACATTAACACGCTTGAAAAAGCTAAGTTCGCAGAGACTGGGTCAGGGGAAACTGCTGTTAGAATTGTCGGAGATATATCTAATCCAATCCCAGTAACATCGGGCGGTGTTACAAGTTATGCAAAGCGTGTAGACTCGGTTGGCGAATCAATAATTTATATCGGCGAGGCTGATGTAGGTGAATCAAGCAGTTCTGCGTCTTGGAGAATACAGAGAGTTACTTTTACGGATAGCGCAAACGATGTGACAATCGAATGGGCCGATGGGGTTTCTTCGTTCACAAAAATATGGGACGATAGAGCAGATTATACTTATAGCTAAGGTGGAATATGTCTAAAGGCAACACAACTGAAAATGATGTTCTAGAGTTAATCTTTAAAGCAACGACTCTTTCTTGGAATGGAAACACAAACCTTTACATTTCGCTTCATACCGCAGACCCTGGTGAGGCAGGATCTCAAACTACCTCAGAAGCGACCTATACAAGTTATGCTCGGGTAGCTGTTGCTCGAAGCGGATCGGGATGGACTGTCTCTGGAAACCAAGCATCAAACGCTGCTTTGATTCAATTCCCACAATGCACAGGCGGAAGCTCTGTGGTGACTCATGTCGCTATTGGGACTGCATCCTCTGGAGCCGGTCAGATTCTTTACAAGGGTGTGCTTTCTTCTTCTTTGTCTGTTAGCAACTTGGTTCAACCTCAGTTTGCTATTAGCGCATTAACCATCACCGAGGACTAAGATGCATTGCTCAGAGTGTGGCGCTGAAATGACGACAATTAACCCTCCTTGTGAGTGTGAGGCTCCTATTGTCGCCAACATTCAGGCTACGGCCACTGGTTGCGGCGGGATTAAATGAGCTATACTCTTTCCGAGTTTATAGAAAGAGATGTCGAGCTTGGATATTACGACATCATTTCTTATAGAAAAGTTCACAACCAATCCACATTCTCTAGCAGATGGTTTGATCTTTCTGTAGCTCCAGGAAATCCGGTTCCTGAGTTTTATGCATCTACACCATTAACGGCCACGCCCATTAATCATAAAACCTCGTTCAGGATTAGAGATGCAGACGAAGATACCAGATACATAACGAAAGTTATTTTAACGACATCTTCATCTCAGATATTGCAGGTTAAACTAATTAATCGTATTGCTTTTTGGCCCTTTGTCGATGGTGATGACCCTAGTCTTCAGGTTTTTAATAATGATTTTAAAGCAGAACTTGATAACTATCCCAACACTCAAGTCTATTTAGTTGCTCAATCAGCCATCTCAGGAAACGTAAAAGCAACTATTAATTACACAGATAGACTATCTAATACTTACTCTTCATCTCAACAGATTAACGACGGCTCACAATATGGGCAGCTCTGCTTTGGGAGTATTTCTGGTGGGGTCGTGTCTAACGGACCATTTTTAAATTTAGATGGAAATGATAAATTTGGACCAGCGTTTTTAGAATCGGTTCAATTTTCTAGTGGTCTTCCTGGGGGCATTTTGTGTTTTGTTCTGTGCCAGGTTTTAGCTGAGTTTGAATTGCAAACCAACAACTCACCGGTAGAGGTTGACTTCATTAAAGATCAGGCCAGGTTAATTAAACTTCCAAAAGGTGCGCAGCCTAGTTTTTTAGTTCATGCTACTGGCAGTTTAAGTTCTGCGGTTATTACCGGAACAATCGAAAGCTGGTTTATATAATGGTAAAGCTTAACGACGTATCAATTTCAAATATTACACGAGAAGACATTCAATTTCCGGTCACTGTTTCATTGCCAAACTTTGAGCGCGCTGTAATTCATGACATTGAAACACTAAATCAATTGATTTTGATTCTAGAAGAATTCAAACAACTACACGAGGCCGACAATGGGATTTAATTCACAAGATGATTTCATTTCAGAAGTTTCTAACGGTAAGTTTTGGCGAAGTGACTGGAATAAGATTACCGGAGGAACAGCTTACGCCGCCGGTCGTTGGTATGATTTGAGTTTATTAAACGGAACACCGATTGCCAATTCGTTCACCGGAACTGCGCTTAACTCTCAGGTCCCTACCGAAGCGAGCGGTTTTAGTTTATATCATGGCGGTAACGTATCTCCAGACACTAAACACCTAACCAATATTGGCGCATTTACTGCTGTGTCCACGGGTGTTCCTGCGGTTTTGATGCTGGTCGATATGTTGCTTTATTACCCTGGCATCTCGATGAACTCGTCATCAGCTCAAACACTTACAACTGGAACAGCGCTTACTAGGTACACGACCGGCGCAGGTGTTAGGGCTTTTTTAACTGTAACAACTGCCACTGGTGCCACTGGTCACAACGTCTCAATTAGTTATACCGATCAAGGCGGTAACTCTGGAGCATCCATGCCAGTGACTGTCGCATGTACGGCATCGGCAATTGCTGGTCACATTACGCACTCAGGAACTGCGGCTAACAACTATGGACCGTTTTTGCCTTTAGCTTCTGGTGACACTGGTATCAGATCAGTTCAAAGCATCACAATTTCCGCAGCTTCAGGAGCTGGTGCGGCAGCGTTAGTACTTTGTAGACCGCTTGCAACGCTTCCACTTACTACCGCATCGGTAGCTGGTGAGCGGGATCTTATGAATCAACTCCCATCTCTTCCGAGGGTGTTTGATGGAGCTTGTTTGACGTGGTTGTTATTTACTGGAGCAGCTGTCGGTGCTTCAAGTAACTTTTACGGGTATTGTGATTTTAGTTACGGTTGATTATGGCGCTTATTGGGAATAAAAATCTTTTTTACAAGATTCCGATAAAATACATAGGCGGAAATAACCTTTCCAGTCAGCGATCGAATTGGAACACACAAGGACAGTCTAGAAACTACTTTGCAAGTGATGCCAGTATCTCAGCAAGAGAAGGCATCCCATCAGGCAGTAGACCGCCTCAATGTTGGGTAATTCCAATCAAAGAGGGGTCGATAAGATCAAGGACGATTAATTCTTCCTCAGGATTTGGAATAAATGGTGCGCTAGGGAGAAACTTAGATTCTTCTATTGCCGGTCAAGGTGCATTTAATCCGGGTGATCTCAGCGCTCTTGTTGATATTGTAGCCTCTCTTTCTGCATCTGGTTCTGTAAGCAATGCCACTCTAGAGCTGCTTGTCTCAATTCAATCAAGCATCAGTGCATCGGGTTCTTTTAGTGGGGACATTAGTGGTGCGGTTGTTTCTGAGATTGTTTCCGCGATTTCTGCTTCTGCTAGCTTTAGTAACGCAGATGTTTCAGCGATTAAGGGAGCACTAGCAAATCTTGCTGGCACTGGGACAATTACTCAATCCGATGCCAATGCTTTAGGAATTATTGCGGCAAATATCACTCCATTTACAGAACTATCTCCTAAAAACCTAGCGATTGCGGTGTGGGACGAGCCTACTTCTGACCATCAAATAGATGGCACCTTTGGTAAGTTTGTGCAGAAGCTTTTAACAGTAGCTAAATTTTTGGGGCTTAAATAATGCTAATCAATAGCCGAGTCATTTTAAATAAAAACGGTGTCCTAACTGATCTCAGTCTCCGGTTGTCTGATTATAACAGCAACACTGCAGTGATTCACATTGATACAGGCACAGATTTTTTGTACGTGGGCTCTGATCTTCCTTTCAACCATAGATATTTTATGGTCTCGGTTGAGAATAACTTAGCAGCAACCATTTCTATTGACCTATGGAGTGGTGACGGTTGGACCCCAGCTATTGATATTTTAGACGACACAATTAATAACAATCATCCTCTTGGAAAAAGTGGGATTATTTCATGGAGTCCAGATCCTGATAAATCGTCTTGGAGTTACGACGACACAAATGAAATGCCAAACTCCGGGCTTCAAACATTAAATATTCAGGGGCTTTATTGGGCGCGACTTAAATGGTCCAATGACTTGCGTCCATCAACGGCTCTTCAATATATTGGTCATAAGTTCTCAACTGACGATGACCTCTATGTAGAGTATCCAGAATTCTCTGTTACTAATTTTAAGACGGCTTTCAAGGCAGGTAAAACTACCTGGGAGGAGCAGTCTCTTGCTGCTGCTGAGTATGTGATTCAAGAGTTACGCACGATGAACCTTGCTCGTAGTGCTGACCAGATTCTTGATTGGAAGTTATTTCAAAAAGCTTCTGTGCATCGTACGGCTTCAGTAATCTTTAAAGCGTTCGGGGATGATTACTCAGACAACCTCGTTCAGTCTCTCAGAGACTTTAAAGACGCGATTCAAATTAAGTACTACAACCTAGACACTAACCGAGACGCCACTCTCACTGAACAAGAGAAGGTCGCCACCACGGTGTTCGTTACGCGATGAGTAACTTCTCGGATCTCTACGATGCGATTGTGACTAGGATCGGGGTGGTACTCCCGTCACACACTCGTATCGTTAACCCCTACAACGTGGAGCAGAACCCTGAGGGGTTGATCCGCCAGGGCTGGGGGATTGCCTTGGGGAGTGGGACGAACACTAACCGTGAGCTCTCCTGCCGCATCTCCATTGGGAGAGATTTCGAGATCGTCCTATCGAGGAAGTTCTACGCTAAGGAGTCCGACGTAGAGGCTAAGGCTTCCGTCGAAAAGGAACTCTTCGAGGACCTGATTTTATTGATTAGAGATTTTTGCGATAACACCGCCTTGCCGGGCGCTCTCGGAGTAGTAAACTTCACTTCAGACGGTGGTGTTGAGCAAGTGTTCGGGGAGAAGGATAACTTCCTCGTTTTAAGAGCCACATTCTCAGTAGAACACCTCGAAACAATCTAGGAGATAACGCACATGGCCGAGAGTACACGCAAGACACGAGTCGCGATCGTTGAAGAGACCACCGAAGGGACGTTGAAGGCTCCTAGCGCGGCTGGGGAATACGTCGCCGTACAAGACGGCCTGACCCTCACCCCTGCTTTCGAGACGCTCGAGAACGCCGAGTTCAAGGCTTCTATCGCAGCATCTAAGACGATCCTCGGACTCGAGTCCCCTGAGGCGTCCCTCTCCCACTACTGCTACCACTCGGGTACGGAAGGCACGGAGCCAGAGATCGACCTCCTCATGAAGGGCGTCATGGGCGATAAGTCGGTGGCCTCTACGCAATACAACACCGTCGCTGCTTCCACCGCAGGCACCGCATTGGCTGCCGCCGTCGTTAAAGTCGACACGGGCGAAGGTGCTACGTTCGAGCGCGGTGAGGCACTCCTCATCAAAGACTCGTCTAACGGCTACTCGATCCGCCCTATTGAATCCATTTCGGGTAACGACCTGACCTTGGGCTTTAACCTTCCAGGCGCTCCTGGGACCGGTGTAGACCTCGGACGCGCGGTTCTGTACAAGCCTTCCGACGACGGTCACCCCACCCTCTCCATTTGGGACTACCGTGGAAATGGTGCCGTGGTTCAAGCCATGGCCGGTGCTCGCGTTTCTGAGATGACGTTTGAGGCTTCAGCCGGTGAGCTCATCAACATGAGCTTCTCGATGAACGGCTCCTCGTTCTTCTGGGACCCGATTGAAATTACCTCGGCTGACCGCTTCATTGACTTCACTGATGACGACGGCACGTTCGCCGCTTCTATCCCCGCTAAGTTCTACCGCGACCCACATGAACTGGCGACTGCTCTTCAAGACGCGATGAACAACACGGCGTCGACGGAAGTCTACACGGTCACTTATTCAGACAGCACGGGTAAGTTCAACATCAAGTGCACTGGCACGGTTCTTTCGCTCCTCTGGAATACTGGCGTAAACGCTGCGAATACCATCGGCGATAAGATCGGGTTCCTCACTGCGGCAAACGACACTGGAACAGCGGCGACGACGGGTTATACCTCGGACAACGCTCAGACGCTGACCTCTCCTCAGACTCCCGCTCTGGATGGTCAAGACCCGATCGCAGCTAAGAACCACGACGTGTACCTCGGAGACTTCGCGGACAACGTCTGCTTCCATCCTTCGTCGGTATCGATGACCGTCTCTAACGAGATCGTGGATGTGCCTTCGATCTGCCAAGAGTCTGGGATCAAGGAAAAGGTCATCAACTCCCGCTCTGTATCGGTTGAGCTCCAAGCGACTCTCGATCCATACGAAGCCGAGAAGTTCCGCCGCTTCCGTAACAACGAAGAGACCCGCTTCATGTATGCCGGTGGTGTTAAGTCCGGTGGGAACTGGGTCGCTGGTAAGTGCTTCTGTGTGTACATTCCGAAGTGCACGATCTCCTCTATCGAAGTGATCGACGCCGACGGAGTGGTCGCACTCACCATGACACTGAGCGGTTACACTTCCTCTGGTGAGGGTGAAGTTTTCTTCAACTTCGTGTAGCGTCTTTGGTCATGAAGACCAAAAAATACACAATTGAAGACGAGCACTTTTCTGGATTCGTAGAAACCAAACTCCTCTCGTATCCCGAGAGGCTTCGGCTCTTGGCGAAGATTCGGGTGATCATGTCCGACGCTAATAGCTCCGATAGCTTCGAGGCTATGGCGCGTCAAGTCGAGGTGATGCTGGAGAACGTGACGGGTTGTGAGATTACACACAAGGCCACGGGTCAGGTGTTTAAGGATCTCTCAGAGCTTGGATTCTACAACGAGGGGTCGGTGCTAATCAGTAATCTCTCGGCGGAATTCCTTAAGGGGGAGACGCTGGGAAAGTCTCAAGGGACGCCCTAAAGCAGCAGGTTAAGTGGGCGTATCTCGGGACGGATGGGATGAATGAAACCTATCCATACCTCGAGGCGTACATGGCTCATAAGAGCCTTAAAGATTTAGGGTTCACGTTTCAGGGTGAGAGTCTGGATGACTTGAGCAGTGAGGCGTTTATACTAATCGAGAGCGAGATCAAACGGCTAGAGAATGACAAGGTAAGGCGAAGCCAACGGAATGGCCGACATAAATCTAAACCTTAGAATCAATTACGGAAAAGACCCTACCGGACCTCTGAAGCAGGTCCAGGCGGAGGTCAAAGGTTTAGAGGGAGCCTTTAAGAAGATCGGTTCCTTGGATGTGTTCAAGGGAGCGTTCGGCGCGGCCATCGCTGTCGAGGGGATTAAACTCCTAGGCCAGGCCCTCGGTGCGGTAGTCGGACAATTCGCCGCTGGTATTGACGCAGCTAAGGAAGCGGAAGAAGCACAGGCCGCTTTCGCGTTTGCGATCTCCGACACCGATAAGAACGTAAAAGAGTCGACCAAAAGCTTTAGTGATTTTGCAGACGGCTTATCTCAAATCACTTCTTTTGAAGATGAGGCGATCATCAAGTCTGGCGCTCTCATCGGGACGCTGACCCGTCTCTCTGGTGAGGGATTAAAGACCGCAACAAGTTCAGCAGCCGACCTCGCCGCAGCTCTTGGGATTGATCTAGAGCAAGCAGCCACTCTCGTCGCAAAAGCCGCAAACGGTAACGTAGCCGCGTTCGGTAAGCTAGGAATTGAGATTAAGAAGGGCAACACCGACGCCGAGACTTACGCGAACACTTTAAAAGCTCTTGAGAGATTCCAGGGTGCGGCGGAAGCAAAGTCTCAGACGTTCGCAGGAGCGCAGACTAGGTTATCAAACTCTTTCGGGAATCTTCAGGAAGAGCTCGGGAAAACCATTGTAGGAAACCAGGCTTTTGTGAACGGTATCAACGCCGTTCAAGCCGTAATCGTTTCACTCACTGGACAGATCAAAGACAACGGGCCTCAGATCGCCACAGCCCTGGGAGAGGGCCTAAGCCTTTTCGTTAAGTCCGTAGGGATCACTATAGGCGTACTCGATCAGCTCGCTCGAGCCACTGAGCAAGCGTTTAACATTATCCGCCTAGGGATACAGGTTGCGATCCGTGGGATTCTCATCGCACTCGAACCACTTCGTGGAGTCTCAGACACGATCGACAACGTCCTCGGTGCAATGGACAGCAGCATCATGGACACGTCGAAGAGCATCGACGAGGCGTTCACTAAAGAGACGACTCTAGGGAAGTTCCGAGACGCGGTAGCCGATATCGGTGGAGCGATTGACCAGGGGATCGGAAAAGATTCTGCGACAGCTGCGGATCAAATTAAAAACAGACTCGTCCCAGCTCTCGTTGAACTTTCCGAAGAACAGAAGAAGCTAGGTCAGCAGGGCACCGACCTTGCGAAGTCTCTCTTGGGAGAGAACCCAGCCGAGAAACTAGCGCAGCAATCGGTCGCTCTCGCAGAAGCTAGGGCTCAGGATCTCATCACAGAGCAGACGTTCCTCGATGCGTTGGCCGTAGCTCAGCAGACTTTTAGACAAAAGGAAGCAGAGGCGCTCCTCGCAGAGAACGCCCTCCTCGCTGAGACGGACGCATTCGCTAACGCTCAGAAGATTGCGGATAACCAAGCGAAGGTTGACGCGATCATTGCCCAAGAGCAAGAGGGCTCAAGGCAGCAGCTCGAGCTCCTAAAGAAACGTAACGCACAGGAAGAGCAGCTCTCTCAGGCTCGTCTCAAGGGTTTCTCCCAATTCTTTGGGAACCTCTCCGCACTTCAGAAGACTCAGTCGGCAGAGCTGTTCGCTATCGGTAAGGCTGCTGCTATTGCTCAGGCTGCAATTGACGGATACGCCGCAGCACAGGGCGCGTACAAAGTGGGGGCTGGTATCGGTGGTCCTATCTTAGGCGCCATCTTCGCCGCAGCCGCTGCTGCTGCTTCCGCTGTGAACATCTCAAACATCGCAGCGACTAACCTCGCTACTGGGATTACCGAAGTCCCGCCAGGGTTTAGGAATGATACTTTCCCTGCGAACCTTTCTTCCGGTGAACGTGTCCTATCCGTGGAGCAGAATAAGGACCTTAAGCAGTTCATGTCGAACGGTGGCGGTGGGTCAAATGAGATTCTCATGATGATCGTGAACCGTCTCGATGGGCTCGAGAATCAGATCACCGTGAACATCGGCGAGAAGGAAGTCTTCAACGTCCTGCGAGATGGCGTTAACTCCGGGAGGTCGTTCGCGTGAGCGTAGAGTTTAGAATCATCGACGACATCATGACCCAAAGAGATGAGACGGACGTTACCGCGTCCTCGTCGGACTCTTCCTTTCCTGTAGCAAACGTAAAGAGAGAACAGCGATCGGCTGTGTGGCGCTCGTCTGGGAACTACGTCATCACTGCATCAAATAATAAGATCAATTTTAAAGAGAGTGGAGGGGGTCCAGAACTCACCGCTACTCTCACGGCGGCTACCTACACCGCCGCTACTTTAGCCGCTGAGATTAAGACTCAGATGGAAGCTGTGAACGGTGCGGATACGATCACCGTCTCTAGGTCTTCGGCAACGGGGAAGTGGACCATCGCTACCTCTGGCGCGTTCTTATCGATCCTGTTCTCTACAGGGACGAATGCCGCAACCTCCGCTCGTAGCGTGTTAGGGTTTGGGTCTTCTGACTTCACGGGAGCCACGACTTACACAGGTCCCTCGATCGCTCTTCACACTGAGGAGTGGGTGACGTTTGATCTCCAGACCGCTACCGAGATTGATTCGTGTGTTCTCGTATTCGATAAGATCGACGGGGCTAAGCTCACCACGGCGGCAGTAGTAAAGATCCAAGCCAACGCTACGGACTCTTGGGGCTCTCCTTCCGTCGACGTAACCCTTACGTTTGACGAGACTCCTGAGGTGTATTCCTATTTCTGGACTACTGCACAGTCCCACCGTTACTGGAGGGTCAACGTGGTTGATCCCGCAAACCCGAACCTGTACGTGGAACTCTCCAAGGTCATCCTTGGGAAGGCCACGCAATTATCTCGGGCTCCTGATAACGGGTTCTCTATCTCGTACGAAGATAGGTCAAAGGTTCAGGAAACCCCCTACGGCCACGAGTATGCGGATATCTATCCGATCATGCTCTCGGGGTCGTTTGACTACACCGCCCTCCCATACGTGGACGTGAAGACCCTACAAGAGGTTTATAACCGGGTGGGTAACGTGACCCCTATCTGTGTGGTGCTCGACTCCGCCGAGGCCCTTTTCGATAAGGACCGCATGGCGATTTACGGGAAGCTCTCAGGGTCGAACTCGTACTCACACCAGGTATACAACTACTTTAACTCGGGGCTCCAGGTGAGGGAGATCCCTTGAAACTCTGCGTCGCCGAACTCGAAAGTGAGCTTTTCCAGGTCGTGAGACCTAAGGCCAACACTCTCGTCGAGGCGATTCGCATTCATCTGTACCGCCACAACTCCCCGGAGGGCTCGCTTAGCGTGAGGGTCGCGGACCTAAACGGCAGATCCATTGCCGTCTCGGACACCGTTTTGATCTCCGCTATCCCGTCGGGGAACTTTTATCACGGCTATGTGCGGTTCCTAATCCAGTGCAGTCTTAAGAAAAATGAACAGTATAGGGTTTATTTAAACAGTTCGGGTTATAGCTTCAATGAGTCGGCCTATATCGGGTGGTGCAATGACTTCGACCTCCGAAAGTACGACACCGAATACACGCCGAGCTCTGCTCTGGCAGCACCCCTAGACTTGGAAGTCTGGGCTAAATCCACGAGGGTGAGATGAGAATTCTAGATTTCAGTGATGGGTTTACCTCGGCCACAGAGCCTACGGTCGGTGGGGTACAAGCGAACGGACTAAAGACCTACGCTTCGGACGCTGCGTTTGTTTCGGCAGAAGGCACAGCAGCCGACGGTGATATTTACTACAACACCACAGCCGACACGATTAGGGCCTACATCAATGGGGCATGGGTGATCGTCGCTCCCGTTACTGGCGGCGGCGGGGGCTCTTCTCTCTCGTGGACGGAAGCAGAGAACGCTCCCACTACGACGCTGATTAACAACGTGCTCCATTACGTGTTTGAAGCCGGATTAGGGCAGAGCCTTTACACCCTAGTGAACGTACCTAGTACTTACACAGCGGGCGACCAGGTGAAGGTTCGTATTAAGTTTAACTCCGCCGATACCAGCGGAACTGCGCTTATGCAGACCGTCGCAACACTCATCCGCGACTCTGACTTGGTTACTACGACGACCAATCAACGCACGTCGACTAACTCCGCAGTGACTCTCTCTGGATCGACACAGAATAAAAACCAGACCGTGGAGTTTGATATCACTTCCGCCACGGGGCAGATTAACTCCGTGTCTATCAGCGGTCAGATCATGACTCGATTAACTCGTGGGACCGATACTTCAACGGGTCCTCTATACGTCCCGGTCTACGGGGCTGAGGTGATTCTCAATGGCTAAGAATATGTTTATTAAGACTTTATTGATTCCTGCTATTACCATTGCGCAAGTCGCACTGGGAGCGATCTCAGAACCAGACCGCGCGACGATCGTCACGAGGAATGCAATCCAGAATCCTGGGGCAGAGAACGGAAAGTCTGGATGGGCGGTGTCCACGGGGTCATTCACAGCGTCGAACTCCACGCCTATCGCCGGTAACGCTTCTTTCGTTTGGGATGCAGGAGCCTCTAACGAAACTCTCTCGGTGGCGTTTACAGTTCCTGAATGGCTTAAAGGTCAAAACGCAGTAGCGAGCTGCCAGGTAAGGTGCGCGACTGGTACTTGTACGCATGTGCTCGAGCCCCTCGTTGCGGGTGTAGCTCAGGGAACTACTTCGATCACTTCTAGCACGACGGCGTCTCCACGAGTGACTGCTAACTTCATCGCTCCGACAAGTGGGGCTATGGGTCTTCAGCTTCGATCAACCGCCAACGAGCCTTCGCTTAAAGTAGACTCTTGCATCATCGCTCGCGCTGATGAGTACAACCTCTCTCAAGTTTCGCAAGCCACGCTTTACGGGACCCTTAGATACACCTCTACGACTAACTGCTTATGGAGTGTGTCATCAGCGGCTTCGTTCACAAGTTTTCCAGCAGATACGGATTGCCCTACTGCTACTGTAACAGGAGGAGTTTCGGCTCCTACGACAAAAGTACCAGGCGTTAGATTGCAAAACCTACCTCCTGGGAACTATGCTTTTTACGTTACTAATTTCTTCCAAAAGCAAAACGCTGCGTCTGAAGAATACGCTCTAAGGTTCTTTGACGGAACAAACGGGTTTTCTCCGCAAGGAGCAATCGCCGCAAGCGACGCAGGTCAGACTTCTCTTTATGGATTTGTGAGCTACACTGCGGCTCAGTCTGACATTACCGTTCAGCTTCAAGCTATCCGCAACGGAACTAACGCGATCTCTATCCGTGGCGACACGCGGGATTTTGAGATTTCGGTCTACCGCTTCCCCACCTCCTCCGAAACCGCCGCACGAGTGGATACGCTTCCAGCGTCTTGGAGCGGGTATCATGACAACACTTGTACCTATAGCAGAACATCGGCAACAATCGGTGATTTCCCCGCAGACTCGACCTGCGGATTTACGGAGTTGACCAACCGGAATTTTGGAACGGTAACCTCGGCCCTAAGTGGTTCAGATAAACTCCCAGGAGTCGTATTTACTCCGGCCCGCGCTGGGAGGTTTCTAGTTTTAGCAAACTTTTCCGGCCTAAAAACAGTCGCCGGAAACACTGCTACCTATGAACTTTATGACGGAACTACCGGACTAAACTATACGCAGTTTTCAAGCCCAGGTAACGAATATGTTGCCTTAACTCTGCAGGGAGTAGTGGTCGCTAGTTCAACATCTCCGGTTACTCTAAAAATTAGAGGTGCCGCAGAGAGTGGGGACGTTCGCATCACTGGTTCGACAGCGGCAGGAAACAGCTTCATCCGATGGACGATCATCGCACTCGATCAATCCTTCCCGGCCCCGCTTCTCGTAGGCTCCGTCACTTCGAATAGCTCGGGTATGGAGCGGGTGGAGCGGGCGACGATTACATCTCCCACAACCATCACATCTCAGTCTGGCTCTTGGTTGTCCTCCGTGACAAACGGGTCTACTGGAAATTACACTCTAACGATTGCATCTGGTATTTTTAGCGCAACTCCGTCTTGCGTATTTCAACCACTTTCTGGAGAGCGGGCGTCGTCTGCTGCTAGTATGAACTCAGCAACAAGCGTAGCTGGACAATTTAGGCGCTTAACTACACCTGTCGGAGACCTTATTAACTCAGACTTTACAGTGATTTGCATGGGTCCTAGATAGTGGTCACCACCTTCTCAGAATATAAGGAGAAAGAATCCTCCGAGAAGATCGCTCTAGTAGTCCTAGAGAGTGGTCGTCGTCTCATGGGGTGGGTTCTACATTCTGGGTCGGTGTATAAGTTAACCGAGTTCTCTAGTCCTAAGATCTTGTCGGTCGAGGATAACGGGACGGCTCTAGTCGCTGGATCTAGTGCCTCACTATCAGCGGGTCAGTACTACTATGACGAATCTGCTTCTATTCTGTATCTTCGTGCTTCTGGTAGCGGGAATCCTAACGCTCGTTTTATCACTCTAACCGAGAAGAACTTTTACTCTAATAACGGAGTGAAAGCACCGTTTGATCTCGAAACAGGTCACGACGTTTACTGGCTGCCTCTTTTATCCGATACCTCCGATTTCACTCTGGAGCTCGACAATCAGAATCAGATCGGTGTCGCAATTGAAGGGTCTGGATCTGTACGATTCTTCAACGATCAAACCTATTGGAAGTCTCGTTTTGATAAACTCACCTGGGAGAATCAACGGGTTTTCGTTTACTCGTGGAACAGATCACTCCCAGCCACAGAAGCTAGGCTTCTCTTCCGTGGTCGAGTGGTGGGGAAGGCGTGGACTCCTACCAACGTCTCATTCTCGTGTAAGGATCTAATCAACGAGCTTAGGGCTCCAGTCCCTCTTGTGGATATGGCGGACTACGTTGGAGCCAGGATCACGGACTCAGAAGCTAAGAGAAAGCAGCGGATTGTTTACGGGTATAACTTCGGGTATCGCCCACTAAACATTGACCAATTCTTAGACGGGTACCCTTTGGGTGGGACGGTGACCCTCACCGCCGCCTCTCCTGTGGTGACTGGATCTAGCACGGAGTTTCTGAAGTATCTTTCTATCGGGGATAAGGTCACGTTTAACGGGGTTGAGGACGACTTCACGATTAAGACAGTGGACTCTAATACTCAGATCACCCTCACTCAGAACTACACGGGGTTAACTACTGCGGGGCTCACGATCTCTTTTGAATCAGAGTACTCCTCTCGGTGGGTAAATAGGGAGTGGCTCATTGCAGGGCATTCTACAAGAGAGCCTTCGACTACGATTGATGAGGGGTTTACTCTCGATTACTTCACAGTGGACGACCCTTCGGACATTCTTCCTGGGGACAATATCCTGATTGACGGCGAGTCGTTCATCGTTGACCAGATCAACGGGAACGGGATTCGGACCACGACAAACCTCGCAGCACTCCCGGCTAACGGAACTACAGTCGTCCGACCCTCGGTGAGCAACGTCTATATCAACACAGATAAACTCATCATCGATCGTGACTATGACTACGACGCTTCAACGGCGGTACTCACGCTAGACCCACTCGCGGAGTTTAACGTCGCGCCTGAGTTCACTCCCACTGGGACTATTACACTGACCTCTGCTAGCCGCGTGGTGTCGGGATCTGGAACTCTATTCCTGGCAGAGTTTAAGGTTAATGATTGGGTTAGGGTTTCTCCTCAAGCTAATTTCTTTGAGATCCTATCCGTGGACTCTGATACCCAAATGACTCTTAGAACTAACTCCAGCTACTCTCAGTCTGGGACTGGTCTAGGTAAAAGGCTCTCAGTGTTTAACAACGACGAGGATGTGTTGTCCTTGGATGTTATAGGTAAGTCTTCCACTGGTGGAACTGGCGGGGTTCTTCTAAAGACTGGAGCTCAGATCGTAGAGGACCTTCTCATTGACGCGGGTCTCTCCTCGTCGATTGACTCCACTTCCTTTGATGAGGCTTCGGTTTTAAACTCCTCCCCTCTTGGCGTGTTAATCCCTAAGAAGGCTTCTGATACTAAGCCTCCAAAGATTCGAGACGTGATATCTGAAATTAATAAGTCGGTGTTCGGGTCGTTGATACAGAACAATGATTTTGAATTGGCCTATAACGTACTCCGCCCGAAGAGGAGCACTGAGTCTCTCAACCTCTCAGAGCGGGACGTGCTTTCCTTCTCGATTAAAGCTGATTCTTCTAAGATTATTAAAACCGCTAAGGTTCGCTACAAGTTCAAAGAATACGACATCGTCTCCAAAGAGGAGCTCTTCAACGAGGTGACCCATACCTCGGACGTTGGGCAGTACCTCACTAAGACTCAGAATGAATTTATCATTGATACGTTTCTAGCATTCGAGCAGGACGCACAGACTGCGGCTGAGCGGTGGGCGTTTCTCCTAGAGTACGCCTCTACAATCATGACTGTAGAGACAAAGCTAAAGGCCATTGAAACCGAGGTCAACGAGGCTGTGGTGCTCTCCCACGAGAAGATTTACGAGCGCATAGGGTCTAACTCCAGCCGTAAAGTGGGGGCCGTACAGAGGGCGTCTAGGAGTGCGTTTGAGACTTCATTGGAACTAGAGGACCTAGCCCAAGCCTTCTCTCGTTGCTCTGTGATTACGGAAAACACGGCTGAAGATTTCTTAAACTCCAATGACTCTCAACGCGCCGTGCAAGGTTACATCACGGACACTTATGGAATGATCGATAACGACTCCGAGACTTTCGGGCTCCATTTAATCTGGTAGGGTTTATTTATGGCTTTTACGGCGATTACTACGGCGCAGATTCAGGTCGGGGAACCTACCGCGAAAGAACTCTTTCAGAAGATGAAGGACAATTTCGACGACCACGAGTCTCGAATCGTCTCGGCTGAAAACTCAATCAACGCCATCCTAGTCATCGAGTTTAACGCGGCGGGTCCATACTCTTTAAAGGGTCCACAGAATGAAGTGATGTTTACCCGTATCTCGAACAACATCACCGTCCAGGGTGCGCGTCTCATCGCTCAGACCGCAGGCACGGCGGGGTCCGTAGAAATTGATATCAAGTACAAGCGCGGGGCTGGGGCTTGGACTACAATCTTCTCCACGCGTCCGTCTGTGGCGTACACTTCAGGCGACTATGCGCTTAGTACCAACGCAGTAATCGGGGTGACCTCACTCCTCGCCGGGGATTTGGTTCGCTTGGATATCACCGCAGTTCAAACCGTGGGCGTCGGCTTTGATTTTAATCTAGAGTACGTCTACACCTAAGGGAATATATGCCATCAGCTACATTTGGTTTTTTAGGGAATCCTGAGAGCGTCGATACCGGAAACGCCTCTAGTTCTTACACAGTACCGGCGGGTAAATATGTGTGGGTTTCTGGAGCTGCGAACAACGGAAGCATTACGATCAACTCTGAGACGTGGCTCGCTAAGGGGTATCAGGAAATCGTCGGTAATATTACAGCCGCTACGAGTGACCTTAGCGTTAGTATTAACGGGTTTCTTCGTGGTCATGTAATAACTAACAGCATTACACCTAATTTTACTGCTCGAGTTTCTGAAGGAACTTACTTTGTTCCTCTTACCAACACAGAATTTACGGACCCGGTTGGGAATGGAAAAGGATATTTCTTTAACATAAGCCAATTTGTTGGAGCAGGTGAGACGATTCGACTGGTAGTATCTGGTGGCGTTCAAATGAGATATCACCTAACAATTACTTCCGTTTCTCCTGGGGCCAGAACTGGGGGCATGTGGTGCAAGGCAGGTGACGTTATTGCGGCCACAGAGGACGCAACTTTCTCAGTAGCAATTTTCCCCGCATGATGGATATCGAGTACATGATTTTGATCTTCTCTGTGGGAGTGATCTGCGGGGTGCTTATTCGATGAAAGTCGAGAAAGTAACAATTCACTGCTCAGCTACACCGAACGGGAAGCTAATCAGCATTGATGCGATGACGAAGGATCATATTGCTAAGGGATTCGGAGGCTGTGGGTACCACGTGGTAATCCAACCCGACGGAACCAGGGTCCATACTCGGGGGCTCAATCAAAAGGGCGCACACGTTAAAGGCCACAACGAGGGTAACATCGGGATCTGCCTCGTTGGAACGGATAAATTCTCTAAAGCACAATTCGACGTTCTACACTCCACTCTCGAGGACATGCGGAGGTGTCATAACTGGCTACAGTGGAACCTCTTTTGTCACCACGAGTTCGACACAGCGAAGGCCCAAGGGAAGACCTGTCCTAATATCGATCCAAAGCGCTTGCTTTACTGGTACTTAACGGGTGATTTTAGGGCGGTTGTTATTTACACTTAACCACCTAAACTAGGAGATAGGTCTTATGGCAAAGCAAATGGTTCAAGTCGAAGTGTCTAAGGAAATGTACGAGCTCGGAATGGGGCTCGCCTCTGTGGTTGATGCTGTGAAGCAAGCTACCGCGGATGGATGGCAGCCGGGTCAGGACCTTCCTGCTATCGTGGTAGCAGCAATCGCGATCCTTCCTCCCGCACTTCAAGGTGTCGACCAGATCAAGAGTGAGATCGCAGAAGACAAGGGTGCGTTCATCGCAGCCGTTGCTCTGCCTATCGCTGAAGTTATTAAGAAGATCTAATTTTCGGGGGGCCTTATGGGTTGGATTTCAGGTATCGCATCCGCACTGATGGCAATCATTAAGGCCCTTCCTATTCTCGACAAGTGGTTCACTAAAACTCCAACTCAGAAGATCGAGTCAGAGCTCGAGAAACTCCGCAAAGATTTAGAAGAAGCTAAGAAGTCGGGTCGCCCATGAAGCAATTCATCCTCGGTTTCGCGTTCTGTGCTCTCCTGACCTCGTGTGCGTCTGTGGCGTACACGTCTTACATCATGGACCTTCCTGTTTGGGATGGGACTCTCAAAGGTCGTAAGCCTTCCGAAGATATTCCCGTTTCCACCTGCCAGCCCGATGCGCAGAACCTCGATAAGTGCCGCGTCGTCCTTACCGCTGAGTGGGAGAGAATGAACTCCGACATCATCAACCTCAAGGAACGGCTTAAATCCTGCGAACAGGGTAGTTAAATTCTATGCGGGAATGGAATCCCTTCTCAATGCGGCAATGGATTGCCTGGACTGCGGCCACGTTAATTGCAGCGGTCACCATGACTTCGTTTGTGTACGCTAATTTCCAAACGGCTAAGGACGCCGAGAAGATAGAAGCAAGAATCGAGAAGAGGCTCGAGCGGATTGAGAATAAACAAGATCAAATCCTCGAGAGAATCGGAAACTCCACTCGTTAAAGAGATCCTTGATTTCCTCTCTGCACAGCCGAAGTGCATGGTCTGGAGGAACACGAATCACACCAGGGCGACTCACCGGTCTGCCTACTACCGTAAAGGTGTGCCAGATATTCTAGGGATCTGGAGAGGTCGACCACTGGCCGTTGAAGTGAAGAAGTCCGACGGGGTGGTGAGCAAGGAACAGATCGAGTTTATCGAGGAGTTCAAATCCCAGGGCGGGATCGCGTTTGTCGCTAGAGGTGTGGAGGATGTTTTAAAGGCACTAATCCGGGAGCCTGAACAAGCACCCCCGGACCTGGAGCATTTCAAGGATGCTTAGAGCTTGTACTCTAGGCGGATGAATCCCACAACATTTTGATTCTTATTGAAATAACGGACACCTGGTTGAAGAGAAATCTTCTCGTAGCCCATGACTGCTTTGACTTCCGCCATCTCGGTGGGTTCCATGCTGAAGGTTTTCATCTGGTCGGCTTCGACCCCAGCGAACACGTTCACGCCTAAGAGTTGATTGACCGACTCGTGGATATTGATCCCGCCGGACATATAGACTTCTTTCCCGATCAAGGCGGGCTCGAGCATGAGCTTCACAGACCCGGCCTCAGACTGACCGCACAACATGAACATGACGCATCCGATAAAGTAACGCATTGTGTATCTCCTATTGTGGAAGTGTCTGATAGGTCGGGGGAGAAATCAAATTACTCAGGGTCAGAGATCCACTCGGGCTGTTTCACTCCTCGCATCGCTTCGAGTTTGGCGAGCGCATCGGACGAAATATGATGACAGGATAGCTCCGTAGAAGTTTCATCGCCTTGAGTTGATTCTTTTTTAATATCTTTCAACGCCTCCTCCGCCACCCTGAGCATCTCCTCAAGCTGCGCGATGCGGTCCCGCTGTTTCAATATCGTGTCGTGTCTCTTATCAATCTCAACGGAATAGAGCGCAATAGAAGTTGTTAGCTTTTGTATGCGGGCTTCGAGATCGGATTCGTCCAGTTGTGAGTCGGGAATCATTATCTGTCCTTATCTGTCCTTAAATTCACGCGCCGGCTGTGTTTCCTTGAGATCCATTTACCCCGACTCGTTTTGGGCGTACCCATCTTTGTCCTGGCACCAGCGCGCTATTTTCGTGAGGGTCGGTTGCAGGAGCTACCCGATCCGACCGGCTTGCATGAACCCTTGTCATAGGTTGATCTATTCAAATGCATCCGCGTTTGACATCGCCTCACGAAACTTTATCCAGTATGTTACTTTTTGGGTGACTTACTGGGTGTTCATTTAAAGCACCGCCTCCATTTGAATCCCGGCAGCTTCAGCCTTCTTCTTCACTCTCTCAAGATATGCTTTGTATGCGTCGCTCTTGTGTTGCGTGAAACTTAGACCTTTGCACCAGAAGTCATTTCGAAGGAGTGATTTACAAATGCGACGCCACGAAGGAATCTGACGTTTCACTTCAAGCGCGTAGTCTCCTTCGTCAGGAATACCGTCAGGATACCCGCGCGTCTTCCAAAATTCATTAAAGACAAAAATCTTCGCGCGATAGTGCTCCTTCGTCTGCGGAGGCATTGATTCAATGAGTAGTGTGGCGAATGACTTCCAGGTGTGTCCCTTTGGTTTATTCACCGTGCGATACCCGTTGATGTTGCCCCATTCCTTGACGTAGAGCGCCCCTCCGTTTGCTCCATTCACGCGGTAGACAACCTTCGCCCACGTTTGCGGTTCAAGTAGGTGAAAGAGCCAAAGTCCGCGCCGTTGATCATCCCCATAAGGCTGACAAATACGCATCTGATGAATTGAAAGCCCCGCTTGATACATCCGATCGTACAGCTCATTGTGAGGTGCGCCGGATTTTGCGTGCCAAGTCCAAAGATCCGCCGTTGTCCAATCGTAAATCGGATATACGTTATAGGTGTTCTCGGTGACCTTCGTTGTCCACTGGTAATCGTTAAATCTAATCTTGGACCGGCTTGCGATTGTGCGAAATCGGTTCAGTGATTCATTGGCGCGAATTCCCACTAAGCATGCAGTGCGCTTTCCTTGTGAGTACCACTCGCCAAACTCAGGGACGAACTCTTCGAACTCCATGCCGTGTTTGAAGAACGGGAAAAACGATTCATCCGAGATCGCTTGTTCAGGGAGATCTCTAATCCAAAGGTTGCGCTTATCTTTTTCCCAACATACCCAGAAGGGCTCATAAACCGAGACTGCGTTGCGAAGGTGGATTGGCAGGCATACCCAGTAAGGCTCGGTGCAGTCTGCTAGTTCTTTAAAGGTTCGCTCGGCGTGATTAATCGTGAGTTTGTACTGACCTTCTAAATCAATAAACAGAAGACCAAACTTTCTTCCGCGCTTTCGGGCTTCTTCAGCGACAAGCCCAAGCATTACGGTCGAGTCTTTACCAGCAGAAAAGCTCACATACACGCGCTCAAACTCATTGAATGTTTTTTCGATGCGTTCTTTGGCGGCGCTTAGAACGTCCTGCTCAAGATATGTTTTTGACACGCTTCCAATATCCCGTTTTCAGTTTTTCTTCCCAGTCTGCAATAACGTAATCCGCAACATCGTTCGCGGCCTTCTGTTGCTCAGGTGTCAATTCGTTCCATGCGCGCTTAGTGATAAACTCTGGAGCACCATGAGCCCAACAGCTTGCGGTCTGCCCAAGATACGCCTGCCGATTCCGCGCTGTATTACTGAGGTGTTGATGCGCAGATTTTACCCAGTGATGCGTGACAAATAGCATCGATTCTTGCAGATAGTTCGGACACGACAGCATATCGACGCATTCCTGAATCACTTGCTGCTCATCTAAAAACTTAAGCCGAGTGTCATACATTCCGGCGTTGAAGCACTCCCATTCTGTGTAAGGGAAATAAAACCGTTTAATCTCTTCGTTCATTCTGCAACCTCCGTAAAATCTTGGAGTGTGTCGGACTCATTAATTGAATTTGCGACCCAGGCTTTTGAGAATTCGCGATTTGCAAACATCTCTGCAAGCCCGCTGATTTGAGCCAGACGCAGGACCTCATCCGGGTCCATGCCAAGCTCTCGCCCTATTTTTTCATCGCTCCAATTGCGTTTTTTTAGGTCAACGACAATGTCACTCATCGAGTTGACCGCGTGCTTACCCCGCGCACGATTGTGGCGAATCGTTGAGGCAATTCGATCCGACTTGTCTGCGCGTGCAGAGTTGATCACTACGATCGGCAAAAAGCCTTTTACTCGGCTGGAAACTACCTTTGACTCTTTCCCAACTCTGTTTCGATGGAAGCCGTCCACAACCTCGAAACGGCCATCATCTTTACGCCAGGCGACAATAGGCTGAGTGTATCCGTCTTCTCTGATTGAGTGCTCGAGCAGCTTCATTTCAACGGGGGCGACAGAGTTTGGGTTGTAATCGTTCGCGTCGAGCAGGTGTCCAGGAATCCATTGGACGTTGTTTACTGGCTCGCTCTTTAGTGGGCTAAGCTCGTGCAAAAAAGATTTGATTTCATTTATAGCTTCGAGCTTCTTGGAGTCATCGGTCTCTTTAGAGATCTCGTTTTGAATAAGTTCCGTAATAGCAACTAAGTTCACTTCTCTTCCTCCACTTCAAAATACTTAGACCGTTTCAATGCATCTTCAAGCTCATACTCGGATGGGAAGTGTCTAAGCACATCCCGCGCACGCATACGCACCGCTTTAGGCACTCTTGGAGTCGCCTTGGGGTCGCACAGCGAGCGCAGGAATTCTTTGGCCCACTTCAGAGAACGGGCTCTCTCGTCCGGTAAAGTTATATCATCCTCCGATCCATTTGCGCTCAAACCCGTGGCGTATCCCGACAAGGCTCATCGGTTGCCATGGGTACATCTGCCAAAAGAAATACGGCTCGGGCTCTCCTATCGAAGACCTCGGTTGTTTCGTTTCTCCGTAGCTCAAAACATTATGTCCTGCTCTTCGGGGCCGTTTTGAAGAACTGGAGCGTCCTTGCGTTCTTGTTTGATAACTTCTTCCACAGTCTCGGCGGTGACCTTCATGATCTGTTTCGTGGTGCCGTCTTTAGCCTTCCACTCCTCTTGCTTGATCCGTCCCATTACGAGGACGCGCATTCCCTTCTTTAGGTGTGAGTGTGCGGGGTCCCAGATATCGACGTTGAACCACGTCGTGTGAGGCTTTGCTTTTGAACCGTCGTTTACTCCCACTGAAAACGAGAGTTTAGACTTTCCAGATGCGAAGGTTTTATATTCAGGTTCCTTGCCGATATTCCCAGTGAATTGGATTTGTGCGGACATGCTCTCTCCTAGGTGATTAGCTTTCTCACGTACATCGAATAGAGCTCATGCTCGGGTGAATCGTAAGAATCTGCCTTGTTGAATTTAATCGTGCGACCTAAACGTGCGCCGATGATTGTTATTGTCGCTTTTTGTTCCGGGCGTAAGTTAGATAGGTCGGCAGTCTCGAGAATACGGTTGAGATAATTTGTAAGTTCATTTTCATTAATCTCCCAAGGGTTCCGACCTTTGTATTGACCGGCTGGGATGAGATCAGGATTTCCGTTAGGTTCATCAGAGCTCGGATGTGTCCCTGCTGCTCGTGGAGTTTCTGCGCTTGGTAGTTCAGCTGTCGTCCCTGCTCGTCGATCCGGTTCTTTAGCCACGTTAGTACTTGGTTCATTTCCTGGAAGCGCCCATCGAGGGAGCTTGGGGGGTTTCCAGTAGAACTCGTTTCCTTTTCCATCTTTGTGGTGGTGGGCTCCATCGACTCTCTCCTTACTAACTTCAGCGAACGCTTCTTCTAGGTTGTACAAGTAACGCCCGATTCCCCAAGCACTAGCGGCTCTCTTCATGGCTGAAGAAATCCCGCCCTTGAAAGGTTCGATATCCGTAGCGTCGGCTCCGTCCCACTTGATGACCCAACACTCGATGTTAGGGATGCCGTGGATGTTGACCGTGATCCCGCACATCACCCCACCGCCCGTGTGTTGGTACTCGATTGACCAGTTCTGGATTCCAAACACCTCGTCGAGTCGGTCTTGAATTGCTCGGGCGTCAATGTACGCGAGCACCTTAGCCCAAGGCTTCCCGTTAGACACCCCGCACCTAAAGATGCGCCACTGCACGTCTGACTCTGGGAACGGGGCTTTTAGCTTCGCCTCGATTGCTTTTAGATCCATGTTGATTCCTCTCTTAAAACCTTTTCTAAGCCGTCTAAAATGCCCGCTATTGGGTCAGGGGTACTTCCTTAGAGCTGTTACGGGCTCGAGGTGCGCGCCCTCGATGATCTCCCCTTGTTCGAGATCGAAACGCAGCGCGTCTTTGTCCACCTGGTAGGTGGTAACGGGCATGAGGTACTTCTTCGGAAGTTTCGTTTCATCGACCACGAGCTTGGGCTTCATATTCACATTAACGAAGCGCGCCAAATAACCCTCTAGCTCATTCGTGCCCGCTAACTTCATGCACTCTTTGAGGCGGTCCTTAAACCTATCGAGAAGATTCTGGACTTTTTGCTTTTGGCTTTTGCAAAGTTTCTCCTGCTCCTCCCACATTTCAGCCTCACGCTTGAACTGCTCCATGAGCGCGGAGTAGCCATCGATTTTTTCTTTCTTCTGGACCTCGTTGATATCTTTTAAAATCTCTAACTCGTATGGATAAACATCCTCAGAGTAGTTCTGTATTTCTTTAGAAATTTGACGAGCCTCGATGATCAAATCGGGTAGTGACTTCATGACTTACTAGCTATCGAAGGGGAGCTAGTCTGTAAAGTCCCAAGTGTCGTCGAGCCTGAATATAGGCTTCGATTCTTCCTCGTGATCTATAACAGGAGGGAGACCGTAACGGGGTTTGGATAGTTCAGAATATTTAAAACTCTTTACACAGACGCAGTACTTGTCCGCGTACCGACCAGATTCTAACCCCTGAACCCGGCAGAACTGATTACACTCGCCTGATTTAAAAGCTAATAAAGCCGTAAATACGACAATCAAGCGACCCACTACTTAAGTCTAGCAAGTCTTAACCTCTCGTCGATGAGCATTTTCTTACGCAAGAACCACTGCCGCACAATCGGGTAGTCCTGAGTTAGGGCGTCTAGGTGATCAAAGAGCGCTGTTAACTCCGGCTCGTTCACGATCATCTCGGCTTCTATTCGGTAATGAGCTACGGCGAGATCGAAGTCTCGGATTAACGCCAAGACTTCTTTCTGCATCCACTCTAGCTCAGCCGTGCTTCGCATAGAGAGCGAGCACACAACCCGCGAGATACAGTTCAAGCCCCGCAGTAAGCACCGTAGGGATCAAGTGAATCATCGGCACGGTTGCGAGTCCCACCGTCAAGAGGACCCCAGTCATGAGGCACGGCCAGAACCACTGAAACCCTAGCCAAGCATAGAACTTCCATGAGGAGGACACCGCTCCCCCGGTTGGCTGCCAGGGGATCATCTTCCCAGTCATGCGATCAACGAGAGCCGAGAAATGAGCGCCACTCGAGATGCGTTTTACTACCAGGGAATACACGCCGAACTTCGCTTTACTCCACTTCGCCATCCCGATGATCGAGAAGAGCAGCGAGGGAAGCACGAAGAAATAGTTCCAGTACTTAAACATATCCGGTCGATAGACGAGCACGAAGAGGGATGGGAGGAACGCCACGACCACCGAGAGCCCTGTGGAAATGTAGTAACCGAATCCACACGAGTAGCAGAGTTTTCTCATGACTCCGATCGGGGAGCGCCAGAATTCGATATTACCGGCAAGTGATAACGACCCCATCGCCCAACGGTACTGCTGCACAAAGAAGTTTTTAACCTTGGTAGGGCATTCCCCCACCGCGAGATTCAAGGGCACGTACTGAATCCAATACCCCCGAGCCTTCGCGTCCCATCCAGTGTGAACGTCTTCGGAGTATGAAATTTGGTAAGTCCCATTCGGGAACGCCTCTCGCCGATAGATCGCGTTGGTCCCGACACAGATCGGAGCACCCCAGTAGTCTCTGGCGACTTGGATGATTCGGTAGAAGAGCTCCTGAACTTGGGCCGCACCTTTCGAGATCCAATTCCCTTCGACTCGGAAGAACTGGGGCGACTGAACGATGGCGACTTTCTTCGTCGAGAAGTGGGGCATTAACTCCGGGAAGAACTCGATCGAGGGACGAAAGTCAGCGTCGAAGATGCAGAAGAAGTCATGGGTCAATTCCGGCCAAACGGAAAGTAAGTTTCCCGCTTTCTTCCCTTCGCCCTTATTGGGACGAGAGCGGTAGTTCATTTGGAACTGATCAGCGAGAGACGCGACCTCCACTCTCCCGGAGTCATCCAAAACCCACACAGTCGAATCGGGATGCCAGGCATCGGCGGCCAGGCGGATTGATACGAGAGCGTCAGCGATTGTTTCTAAGGATTCCCCACAGGTCGGGTAGAGAATATCAACGGGCTTTCGCGCTCCCTGTGCTTGCTTTGTGAACTCGTGAAGCGCCTTACTGAAAGGCAGGGCCGTCCAGACGACGAGGTAACTCACCGCGAGATACAGCGCCGTGAGTCCCATGATGGGCAGGAACAAGAGAAACATCTCATGCGCCCGGAGGAAAAGGGCCATCCCCGTGACAAGGGCGATAAGGCTTAACGTCCCGAAAGCATAGAGTTTATTACGCTGCCAGTCGAGGTAGAGGTTCTTCTCTTCGTTGTTAGGTGGGTGCATCTAGCGAGGGTAAATGCCGCTTTAATACTTGTCGAGTTCCGGCTAAGAAAAAGCCCCGCTCGGTTGACTTGGTCTTCCTTGCGGGGCTAGAAAAAACTCAGTGCGAATGAGTTGGCTAGGACGGAACCGTTATCCGACGGCATCTGTCATAGTGTCAACCCGAAACATCAAAGGTGAAACATGGCAGATAAGCGCCCCTGGTTTAAACATTTCGGCAACGCTCATGACGACGAGTTTCTCAGCCGTCTAATCTCAGAAAAACAAGTCGAGCTCTTTGGGTACTACTGGCTCATCATCGAGTACATTTCGCAGCGCGGCGCTAACGGTGTTTGGGTCACCACGAAGAAGGAACTCTGCCGAAAGTTGGCCGGATCTTGGCCCAAAGTGGAGCGCATTTTGGCCCGACTTTCGCCCAAGATTCAAGCAAGAATGGATCAAGATTCGAGCGAAACCTGGTCGATATTTTGTCCTAAGTATTTAGAATTACAGAGTTCATGGGGGGGCAAGAGACAAGCAAGACAGAAGCAAGATCCCGGATCTTGCCCGGGAGAAGATAGAAGTAAGAAGATAGAAGATAGAAATAAGAACAGAAATACATATGCTCAATTCGCTGCGCGCCTTGAGCGAGTGTATGAAAAGTTTCCTCGGAAGGAAGGCAAGAGCCGGGGACTGGAGAAGCTACGAAAGGTGAAAGAATCCGATTTACCTCTCGTCGAGAAAGCCGTAGAGAATTACGCAGAGCACTGTAGTTTGAATCGGACTGAGCCCCAATACCTGAAGCACTTCTCGACTTGGGCAACCGAGTGGCGCGACTGGGTGGATTTTAAACCGAAGGTGCTGGCAGCTAAACTCGAGGCAGATGTGAAAGCCGAAGAGCAGCGACGAAGGAGCGAGCAACTCGACAAGGAGATTTTCGGCGATGGATTTTGATTTACCACCTCTCGCAGATTCTTACGATTCACCCGAGCATGAGCTCTATTCGATGTACGTGAGAAAGCTAATCACCGCAGACGAGTACTTCACCCAAAGCGCGATCATGGTTGCGGCGAAATCTCACATGCACTTTCCGGTTTACGTTCCGACGTTTCACCCAACGCTCGCGGAGTACGTCGACGGAAGATTGGCGGCCAATCCCATCCACGCGGATTCTGTTTTGATTTTTAAACTCCTTCGGTGGCTTGTGGTTTACGCTACCGCCGCGGGAGAGAATCAAACTAGACTTTCAACCCTCCGCTGGGCGCTTAACCGGATTCCACCAGAGTTAAAACCCGAGAGTCAGGCGTTGCTCTTGGGAGTTCAGAAACACGGCGAGGTAAAATATTTGGGAGGTGAATTAGTAACTCGGATCAATCGCGTGATCGAAATGGATTCTTCTCAGGCGAAATCATCGGAGCTATGATCGGTGTTAAGTGCATCATCTGCCACGGACCCGCTACCGAGTACGACCACTTGAAAACTCGTGGCTCTGGAGGATCTGACGACCCCGAGAACCTCGTGCCTATTTGCAGGGCTTGTCACACGCTTAGGCATCAGATGGGGATCGTCTGGCTCGCTGACCGTTACCCTAAATATCGGGCGTGGATCGATAAGGTTTCTCCGGGATTATACGAGAGGCATCTAGCCAGGAGGAAAAGAACCCTTTAGGCTAACCCCATGAAATACGACGCATGGGAACACCTCACAGACGAGGAGCTCACACGGATAGAGTTCAGCGAGTGGTTAAAACAACACTACCGGAAATCAGGATACGATAAGAAGCGCAGGGATAGGTTTCTAAAGTTCGCTTGGAAGAGAGTCGTCACCGATAAAGTCCCACCATCGGACGCGGACATCTGGCGCATCTCGATCTGGACCAATACCCCCATTGAGAGAGTGGCTAACTACGCGAAAGGATTAGACCCTATTCCCTTAGACGATTTTACTTACTAGTTCGACTAACTAGTGATATAGTTAGTACATGACCAAGACGATTAAGGCGCTTTGCAAGCAGTACGGTGTAAAGAACTCGGTTAGGAAGTATAGCGGCTCGATTTACGTTACCTTCCTATCCTGCCCTAACGATGACCTTATCAAGGCCATTAAAGCTCTCGAGACGGTAGAAGCCCACGGTGACCTAATGGACGACACCCGTTGGTATAGCGGGACGGCGATTCACCTTCGTTATAGGTTCGAGCCTAGCCCCGCTGACGTAGGTATTTTTGAAGCTATTAAAGAGTCCTACGCCGAGCACAGCTACCACTTTAAAAAGGCTGTCGTAGAGAAGATGGGACCTGCCGGGCAGAATATACTCGATAACTACTGGCCGCTAAAAAGATGGGCTCTGCTAGTCAGAACATGATCAATAACGATTGGAGATCGTAAATGAACTACATTTACATACGCACCGAACCAAGCCTCTGGACTGTAGGTTTCTATTCTCCTGACGGAAAGTGGCACCCTGAGTCCGATTATGGAAACAGAGATGAAGCAGCCAAGCGTGTTCACTATTTAAACGGGGGAAGTAATGAAGAGAAGAGCTAAGAAGCCCGAGAAGATCCTAAACCATATCCCGGAGCTCAGGGCGGTCAGCGCCATGCTTCAAAGCGTTCACCAGGCATCGGAAGACCTTCAACACGGAGATTACGACAGCCTTCATGAGTACAGGCGCGACGAGTTGATAATGGACCTCTTCGCCGCGATTGAGATCCTCGATAAGTTGGAGTGTAGATAAATGAATTTTAAAGACGCGCTCCGTATCGTATACCCCGGACGAATGCCTGAGAGAGAGGACATCATCGAGGTGTACGACTCCCAAGACCCCGACGAGTCCCCGAAGTACTTAATGAAATGTGACTCGTGTGATTGGGATGGTAACGGCGAGGACGGCGAAAAGTGTATCCATTGCAATGGAAGGATCTATCTAGACTATGACCCGAAAGAAGAAGCAAAGACCCCATAACTTGATCACGTTCTACATCGACGACGCCCTACTGGAGCACCTAGACAGGGTCGCCGAGAAGCTGAAAGGAACACGCACCGATGCGATTCGCTACATGCTTATGTGCACTGATATCGTTATGGACAACGAGCGCCTCAGCCGGAAGTTAGAGAGATCACAGGCGGTATGATTTTAAAAGTTTCCAGGTAATACCTGGGATAAGCGAGCGGCGGCGTGGAGTGGACACGCACCATAGGCAGGAGGGATGGAAAGCCCAACAGGTGGACCGGGCTGCACGGGAATGCAGAGAGCGGGTCATCGGCCTAATTAATTATAATTCCCAAGTCGGTATCGAATCCGGCCCGCTCGCAAATTCAAAACAGAGAGTGACTGATAATTATGAAAGAGACGCGCAAATCGACGAGGCGTGCACCGAATGCCACCGAAGAGATTCTGCACTCGTTGTGGACGATGGAGAAACAGGTTGGGAGACTCCTCACAAACGACCGGGGATTAATCAGACAGGAGATCGGGAAACTCCGTGACTTGATCCTTAAGTCAACGCGAGGGCTCGAGAGACGGAAGGCCCAAAGGCGTGCTTGATTTATTTATCGCTGTGCTTGCAGCCACAGCCGTCGTCGGATTAGTCTCTCTCATCGCGCACCTGTTTAAGGTACTGCACAGCATCGCTCACTCTTTTAGGACACTAGGGAAAAGTATGAACGGAATGACTCTCGATCTTATGATGAAACGCTTTGCAGAGTTGGACGCAGAGCTGAAGGTTTTAATTCAACGGCTATCAAGTGTTGAAGATCAACTAAAAACTCAGAACCGTTTTGAAGTTCAAGAACTAGAAACGAAAGATCCTCGCCAAGTGACACTTGACGAACTAATCGGCCATCCACCCAGCGGTCAGACTCGAAATAGTTCACACTGACCATCCGTCCGGCGAATTGATTAAAATCTAGAGCGGAATCCATTGTGCCCACCGACCATCGTCAACGACCACGCCAACCCCGATCTGGGGTTTTAGTTTCGCATCCCGAGCGTAGTGGAATGCGTACTGCTCGAAATCAATTAGTGACCCTGTACATAATCCCCAAACATTCATGCCATTGGTTTTCATGTACTCCACTCCTGCTATCGAGTGGAAGTGTCCGATTGCAGTCGAGATCCCGTTAAGCATTGCCGCTTGTTTGTGTGGTGTCTGACCCCCATGAGCATCCCCGTGCTCGATCATGAACGGGTACTTACAGGGAACCTTCCAGGTCTTCTGCCATCGCCATCCCGCAGGGGCTTCAAGCACGTCCTCGTAACGGCGGAGCATGATTGATGGGATCTCGGCCTGTGTTGCTTTCCTCATCCACCGAGTGCCGTGGTTTGAAATAGCGAGACGCATCTCAGGGAAAGTCTGATACCACTTACGCAACTCCTCAAGAGAGGCTTGGATCTCTCCCATCGCCGAGTGGTTCGCGTTCGGGTCTTTAGGCCATAACCCACCGAAATAATTATCCAGTTCATCGCCTATGCACAGAATATTCTCCGAAGGGATTCGGTAGTGCTTCACGACGTACTTACAGAACTCTAGCGCGTGTTGATGATGAAATGGGATCTGTAGATCCGAGATCACGAGCCAACGAGACGGGTCGAGATCATATGCCATTAATTAAATGGTGACCCACTCGGGGTGACACACAACTAAAAACACGCTTAAGATTCTATTCATGGCAGGGAAGCCGAAACCGAAACTAATCCTAAGGGTCTGCCTTGGGCCCGAGTGCAAGACGAAGTTTAAGACGGACTCGCGCTTCCAGAGGCTTTGTCATCAGTGCCGAAGAAAACAAATGTACAAGTACCTAGACCCCAAATGACCCGCGAAATCTCTATGGAAACCATCACCGACGAGGAGTGGGAGCAGATTTATCAAATCGCTAAAGACCTCTACAAATCAGGTCAGCACGGGACCTCTCACCTTCGCTGCTCGGTTCACGCTTTCGTGATCTGGATGCTCGCCACGGACTCCCAGGTTGTAGAGCCCATGCCCGAGGACGGGGCGCCGCTTCATTGAATTTCCCCAAAATGTTGCAACACAAATCACGAACCATGATTTATGATAACGCGGGGCGCACGCCTTGCTTTTGCTTTTAACTCAGAGTGATATCCTAGACCTATGCCCAAACGCGGCGAACTCTCCGAGAGAGAACTAAAGTTCGTCCTTGAATACCTCGAGGACCAAAACGCAACACGCGCTTACGAAGCAGCGGGATACCCATCTAAAAGCTACTCCTCATCCGCTGTCACGGCGCATAAATTATTAAAAAAAGCTAATATTCAAGACGCGATACGTCGAGAACGTGATCGGCAGTTGAAGCGGCTACACATCACTAAGGGGCGAGTGCTGAAGGAACTTTCCAAGATCGCTTTCGCCAACGTCGAGGAAGTCATCAAGTGGGATAACTCAGGCGTGCACTATTCGAGCTCCGAAGAACTGCCGAAAGAAGTCACCGCAGCCGTCGCAGAGGTCACCGAGACAGTCACGAACAACGGCCACACACTCAAGTTCAAGATGCACGACAAAGCTAAGGCCCTCGTCGCTCTCCTAGAGAAGTTTGATATCGCAGACGACGAGAACAAAACTCTTTACCTCTACGACGACCCGTCGGACCCTCCAGCTTGAACCACTCCAAGCAGTACGCATTCCGTAAGGACAAGACACGTCACCGCTTTGCACTGGCGGGACGGCGCGGAGGCAAGACCGTTGGAGTTCGGGAGATCATTCTCGAAGAGGTAGCGAAGTTCGAGCCACGCACAGAGGCGTTCGTGGTCGCACCGTCTCACATGCAAGCGATGGAACTCATGTGGGAGCCCCTTGAAGAGCGGCTATACAACCTCGGGGCATCGTATAAGGCACTCGTATCAAAGCAGCGGATTGAACTCCCTGGGCGTCGTGCGATCTTCCTCATCGGAGCAGAGAAGATATCTCGCATCCGTGGTCACGCGGCAGGGCTCGTATGCCTTGACGAGGTCGCGTTCTTTTCAAAGCCCCTTAAAGATATCTGGCGTGCAGTACGACCAGCCCTCTCAGACCGCAAGGGCAGAGCAGTAATCACCACCACCCCAAACGGTAAGGGAACGGACGCATATGATTTCTATCTAGATATCATGCGACAGCCGGAAGACTGGTCGTATCACTACTGGTCAACCTACGATAACCCTGGGGTCGATAAGGAAGAGATCGAGAACGCCAAAAGAGAACTCGATGAGCGGTCATTCCGACAAGAGTACGAGGCAACATGGGAGTCCTTCGAGGGGCTCGCCTACTACACCTTTAACGAGAACGTGCACATCAAGAAACAGCCCGAGATCAACCCCGAGCTCCCTCTCGCACTGACCTTTGACTTCAACGTGAACCCCACCTCGCTGCTCTTGATCCAGAACCAAGAGCTACACAGAGTTAAGCGGGAGTATTCTTTAAAGAACTCCTCGACCATCGAGACGGTGAAGAAGTTCTGCCAAGACTACGCCCACTTGAAAGAGAAACTCCACCTCTTCGTCCACGGGGATGCGGCAGGGTCTAACCGCCACTCGACCACAGGGTTCTCGGACTACCACTACATCACCGAGCTCCTCACCCACCACGGTTACCGCTTCCAAACCAAGGTCATGGCTAAGAACCCAGCAATCATTGACCGCGTCTCCGCAGTTAACTCCTACCTCATGTCAGCCGTAGGAACTCACCGAGTGGAGATCGACCCGTCATGCAGCGAGTTAATTCGTGACCTCTCATCTCAGCCCCTCGACGGGCGCTTTCCGTCTGATAAAAATAACTTAGGGCACAAAGCAGACGCGCTTGGGTATTATATTTACTGGCAGCACATCGTCGGGAACCGTCGCCCACAGGAGACTATCGAGCTATGAGCCTTGCACAAGAAACGAAGATGATCGCGGCGGCCTACAAGTCTAACCTCGACCGTCTCACCCATAACGCCGAGCTGTACGATATCTTCGAGGGGAATCTCCTCCCTTACGTGCTGTATCAAATTAAGAATCAAGTCTCTCAGCAGGTCTACAAGCAGATTGAGCACCGCGCGGCACCGATCAACGTCCTAAAGAAGATCGTCGATAAACAATCGGGCCTGTATCTAAAGCCGCCGCAACGCCTGGTCATTGAAGGAAACGACACCGATAAGGAAGTGTTCGGCTGGTACGAGAAACAAATGCAGCCCAATATCGCCATGGGGATCTGCAATAACTACTTCAACCTGTTTAAGAACTTCGCAGTAGAGCCGTACCTTAACAGGAATTTGATGCCACGCCTTCGCGCTCTCCCATCCGATAGGTTCTTCGTTGTGTCGACCGACATGGTGGAGCCCAACCGCCCCACACATTTCATCAAGGTCATGGGGAAGCGTGCGGATAAGTCAGGCCGAGAATTAACGATCCTCTACGTCTACACCGACGATGAGTTCATCATTCAGGACTCAAACGGTAACGTGCAGACCGACATGATGAATCAAATGCGCATGGACGGCGGTAACCCTTACGGAGCTATTCCGTTCGTGTACTCGGTGAAGTCCGCGACTGCTCTCATGCCTGTCATGGATACCGATATGCAGCGCATGACCACACTCATACCAGTGCTGCTCTCTGACCTTAACTTCGCGGTTATGTATCAGTCCTTCTCGAT